GGCGCGAGCTTCATGGAGACGCTTTACGGCCATCTGCTGATGGCGGGCAACGCCTATGTCGAGCTGGTCGAGGCCGGCGAGGCGCGCGAACTGCACCTGTTGCGCCCCGACCGGGTGGCGGTGGTGGCCGACGCCTCCGGCTGGCCGGTGGCGCTGGAGCATCGCGAGGGCGCGGCGAAACGCCGGGTGCGGCTTGGCCGTGGAGAAGAGGGGGGTGGCGAGGAGGGCAGTGCGCTGCATCTGCGGCTTTTCCACCCGCTCGACGATCATTACGGCTTTCCGCCCTTGCAGGCGGCGCTGATGGCGCTCGACATCCACAACGCCGCCGGGCGCTGGAACAAGGCGCTGCTCGACAATTCGGCCCGCCCCTCCGGCGCGCTGGTCTATGCGCCGAAGGACGGCGGCAACCTGACGGAAGAGCAGTATGACCGGCTGAAGGCGGAGCTGGAGGACGGCTATTCCGGCGCGCGCGGCGCGGGACGGCCGCTCTTGCTCGAAGGTGGGCTCGACTGGAAGGCGATGGGCCTGACGCCGAAGGACATGGACTTCATCGAGGCCAAGAATGCCGCCTGCCGCGACATCGCGCTCGCCTTCGGCGTGCCGCCGATGATCCTCGGCATTCCCGGCGACAACACCTATTCCAACTATCAGGAGGCCAACCGCGCCTTCTACCGCATGACCGTGCTGCCGCTGGCGGCGCGCACGGCCGGCGAGATGGCGGCCTGGCTTTCGCCGCGCTTCGGCGCGGAATTGCGGCTGGAGCCCGACGCCGACCGGATCGAGGGCCTGCGCACCGAGCGCGAGGCGCTGTGGGCGCGCATCGGCGCGGCCGATTTCCTGACCGACGACGAGAAACGCGAGGCGGTGGGCTACGGCCCCCGTTCGTCGAATGGAGGCTGATGTGACCGAGATGGCGGATGCGGCATGGCTGTGGCTGGCGCGCGCCGCCGGCGCGGTGGCCGGCTCGGCGATCTCGCTCGCCTATATGCTGCCCGCCGGGCGGCGCGAGGCCGGCATCCGCTTCGGTGTCGGCGTGGCGAGCGGGCTGGTGTTCGGGGGCGCGGCCGGGCTGAAGCTCGCCGCCGAGCTCGGCATCGACGGCATGATCGGCCCATTCGAGGCCATGCTGATGGGCTCGGCCACCGCCAGCCTCTGCGCCTGGTGGGCGCTGGGGCCCATCATGCGCGTCTTCAGACCCGATGAACAGAAGCGGAGCGCCGAACATGAGTGAGCGAACACCCATCCTCGCCTGCGAGCGCAAGTTCGCGGCGAGCAGCGTGATCGGCAAGGTGGAGCCGGACGGCATCTTCTGCGGCTATGCCAGCCTGTTCGGCAAGGCCGACCTCGCCAATGACGTGGTCGAGCCGGGCGCATTCTCGCGCGCCATCCGCCGGCGCGGGCCGGGCGGCGTGCGCATGCTCTACCAGCACGATCCGGGCGAGCCGATCGGGACCTGGACCGACATTTCCGAGGACGAGCGCGGGCTGCTCGTGCGCGGTCGGCTGACGCCGGGCGTGGCGCGGGCGCGCGAGGTGCTGGAACTGATGCGCGCCGGCGCGCTCGACGGGCTCTCGATCGGCTTCCGTACGGTCCGGGCGCGCAAGGACGTGAAGAACGGCATGCGCCGCATCGTCGAGGCCGATCTCTGGGAAATCTCGGTCGTGACCTTTCCCATGCAACTCGGCGCGCGGGTGGAAAGCGTCAAGGGGGCGAGGGGATTGCCCTCGATCCGTGAATTCGAGCGTTGGCTGACGCGGGATGCGGGGCTGACGCGATGGCAGGCGCGCGCGGTAGTCGCGCGCGGCTTCGCCAGCCTGACGCGCAAGCGGGACGCTGCGCGGGGCCAGCCGCAGGCGCTGGCGGAACGCATCCGCCACGCCGCCCGAAAAATCGCACAAGAGGAAGACAGGATATGAATTTCATGCAGACCGCCCCCGAGACCAAGTCGACGGGCACCGACCATGTCGCGCTCGCCGACAGTTTCGACGAGTTCATGAGCGCCTTCGAGGCGTTCCGCGACGAAAACGACCGCCGCCTGCGCCAGATCGAGACGCGGGGCGCGGCCGATGTCGTCACCTCCGAGAAGGTCGACCGCATCTCCGACGCGCTTGACCGGCAGAAGAAGGCGCTGGACGAGCTGGCGCTGAAGCGGGCGCGCCCGGCGCTCGGCCTCGAGGAGGCGCTCTCGGCGGCCGCGCTTGAACGCAAGGAAGCCTTCGAGGGCTATATGCGCTCCGGCGACGAGCGGGCGCGGCCATGCCGAGAGCTGGAGCGAGGTGGCGATGCTGTTCGCCCGCATCGAGCCGGTCTCGGCCGCAAGCCGCTTCGGCGCGGACCAGATGCTGGAGACGGTGACGCACCGCATCACGCTGCGCCATCGCCCCGGCGTCGCCAGCGGCATGCGCTTTCGCCGGCTGGCGCGGCTGTTCGCCATTGTCACGGTTCACGACCCCGACGAGACCGGGCGCTATCTCGTCTGCCGGGTGCGGGAGGAGGGGGCATGAAGCTGACGCTGAAACTGACGCTTGACGGGTTGCTGCGGGCCTTGCGGGCCGAGGCGCACCGGATCGCCGAAGCGGTCGAGGCGGGACGCCTTGCTCCGCCGACGGAGGAAACGCGACGCGAGGATGACGGCAGATGAGCGCGGCGATTGCATTGCAGAAGGCGATCTTCGCCGCGCTTTCGGGTGATGCGGCGCTCGCCGCCTCGGTCGGCGGGGCGCGGATCTACGACCATGTGCCGGCGAATGCCGCCTTTCCCTACATCACCTTCGGCCGGCTTTCGCGCAGCGACTGGAGCACGGCGAGCGAGGACGGGGCGGAGCATATGTTCACGCTTCACGTCTGGTCGAAGGCGCGGGGAAAATCGCAGGCGGCGGCAATCATGGAAAGGGTGCGCGTCCTGCTGCACGATGCCGATCTGGCGCTTGCCGGCCATGTCCTCGTCAATCTGCGCGAACAGGCGGCCGACATCCGCTTCGACGACGACCACGACGTCTATCGCGGGGCAATGCGGTTTCGCGCCGTGACCGAACCGGCCGGCTGAACCGCCGGCCTTTCATTTCAGGAACAACGACGAAGGAGGCTCGCTGTGGTGGCACAGAAGGGCAAGGATCTGCTGTTGAAGATCGACAATGGCGCAAGTTTCGTCACCGTCGCCGGCCTGCGCACCAAGCGGCTGGCCTTCAACAGCGAGACGGTGGACGTGACTGACGCGGATTCGGCCGGTCGCTGGCGCGAGCTGCTCGGCGGGGCCGGCGTGCAGCGCGCGGCGCTGAGCGGGGCTGGCATCTTCAAGGACGCGCAGTCGGACGAGCTGATCCGCACCGGCTTCTTTTCCGCCGCGATCGCCCGCTGGCAGCTTGCCATTCCCGGCTTCGGCGCCGTCGAGGGGCCGTTCCAGATCACCGCGCTCGAATATACCGGCAATCACGATGGCGAGGTGACGTTCGACATCGCGCTGGAATCGGCCGGCGCGCTGGCCTTCGCGAGCCTGTGATGGCGGCGAACCGGAGACGCGGCGAGATCGCCGCCATCATCGATGGCGAGGAGCGCATCCTTTGCCTGACGCTGGGGGCGCTGGCGGAGCTGGAGGCGGCGTTTGCCGTCGACGATCTGAACGCGCTGGCCGAACGCTTCGCCGGCGGCCGGCTTTCGGCGCGCGACCTGATCCGCGTCGTCGGCGCGGGCCTGCGCGGCGGCGGCATGAAGGCGGGAGACGAGGCGGTGGCCATGATGAAGGCGCAAGGCGGGGCGGCCGGCTTCGCCGCGATCGCGGCCGAGCTGCTTTCGGTGACGTTTGCGGGGGCCGGCGACGCCGACCCTTGAGCGCCGCGGCGGGCGAGGCGCGCCGGTTTCCGTGGGACGATGTCATCGCCCTGGGGCTGGGCCTGCTGCGGCTTTCGCCGCGCGACTTCTGGGCGATGACGCCGCGCGAGATCGCGCTGGCGCTGCGCCCCTATGGCGGCGGCGAGGCGGTGCGGCCGCCGGGCCGCGAGGCGGTGACGGCGCTGATGGCGCTCTATCCCGACACTTGATGGAGTGAAAGACGATGGCGGAGACGATCGCGCCGGTCGAGGTCAGGCTGGAGGCGGACACGCGCCCCTTTGCTGACGCGCTGGCCAATCTGGAAAAGCTGGCCGGGTCGTTCGGCCGCCAGCTGACCGGCGCGCTGAGCGCAGCGGCGGTGAGCGGCAGGTCGCTCGACGACATATTGCGGCGCATCGGCATGAACCTTGCCAGCATGGCGCTGTCGCAGGGGCTGAAGCCGCTGGGCGACCTGACGGCGGGGCTGTTCTCCGGCCTGTTCGCGGCGATCAGGCCCTTCGCCAGGGGCGGCGTAGTGCCGGGCGCGACGCCGTTCGCCTCCGGCGGCGTCGTCGCCGCGCCGACCTATTTTCCGCTCGGGCGCTCGCTCGGCCTGATGGGCGAGGCGGGCGCGGAGGCGATCCTGCCGCTGAAGCGCGGGGCGGACGGACGGCTCGGCGTCGCCGCTGGCGAAGGCGGCGGAACGGCGGTCAATGTCGTCTTCAACGTCACCGCGACCGATGCCGCCTCGTTCCGCAAGTCGGAGGCGCAGGTGACGGGCATGCTGGCGCGGGCTGTGGCGCGCGGCGCGCGCTCGCTGTGAACGGAGGCGGGTGAATGGATGCTTTTCACGATGTGCGCTTTCCCGTCGCGGTCTCCTTCGGCGCGACAGGCGGGCCGGAACGGCGCGTCGAGATCGTGGCGCTGACCTCGGGCCGCGAGAAACGCAACCTGCGGCTGGCGCAATCGCGCCGTCATTTCGACGCCGGCACCGGCGTGCGCTCGCTTGCCGACCTCTACGAGATCGTCGCTTTCTTCGAAGCGCGGCGTGGCTCCTATCACGGGTTCCGCTTTCGCGATCCGTTCGACATGAAGTCGTGCGCGCCCGACGCCACGGCCGGCCCGCTCGACCAGCCGCTGGGGCAGGGCGACGGGATGCGCGCCGCCTTCCCGCTCGTCAAGCGCTATGGCGAGGGCGCGGATGCCTATCTGCGGCCGGTCGCCAAGCCGGTGGCGGGAAGCGTGCGCGTTGCGGTGGGCGGGGCCGAGCGGACGTCGCCGGCGCAGTTTTCGGTCGATCACGCGACCGGAACCGTGACCTTCGTGCCGGGGGCGGTCCCGCCGCCGGGCGCGGCCGTGACCGCCGGTTTCGAGTTCGACATCGCCGCGCGCTTCGATGCCGAGCGCATCGCCATCAGCCTGTCGGCCTTCAGGGCCGGGCAGATCCCTTCCATCCCCATCATCGAGATCGAGCCATGAGCGCAATCCCGCCAGAGATGCAGGCGCAGCTGGAGCGCGACTGCACAACGCTGTGCCATTGCTGGCGGCTGGAGCGCCGCGACGGCAAGGTGTTCGGCTTCACCGACCATGACCGGGCGCTGACGGTTGGCGGGCTGAAATGCGAGCCGCAAAGCGGCTTCACGCAGGCCGAGGCGCGCGCCTCGCTCGGCATGGCGGTCGACGCCGTCGACATCGAGGGCGCGCTCACCTCCGACGTGCTGAGCGGCGAGGACATCGATGCCGGCCTGTTCGACGGGGCGAGCGTCGAGACGCTGCTGGTCGACTGGAGCGATCCGGCGCGCGCCGTGCCGATCCGCAAGGCGGTGATCGGCCGCATCTCGCGCGCCGACGGCCGTTTCGTCGCCGAGCTCGAAAGCGTGGCGGCGAGCCTCGACCGGCCGAACGGGCGCTATCTGCGACGCAATTGCGATGCCCGGCTCGGCGATGCGCGCTGCGGCGTCGACCTTTCCGGCAACGTCTTCACCGGCGCTGGCGAGGTGGTGGCGCTGACCGCGCCGGCGACGCTGCTGGCCGACGGGCTTTCGGCCTTCGAGCCGGGCTGGTTCGCCTTCGGCGAGATCACCTTCGAAACCGGCGCGCTCGGCGGGCGGGTGATGGCGGTGATCGAGCATGGGGTGGCCGAGGGCGACGTCTTCCTGACCCTGCCGGCGGACGAGAATTCGCCTGCGCCGGGCGACCGTTTCACGGTTCGCGCCGGATGCGACAAGCACTTCGCCACTTGCAGGGCGAAATTTTCCAACCCGGAGAATTTCAGGGGCTTTCCGCACCTGCCGGGCAATGACGCGGCCTATGCCTATGTCACCGTGGGCATGGAGTTCGACGGCGGGGTGCTGGTCGAATGAGCGTCGGGGCGGAACCGACGCCGGCGGGGAAAGCGGTGATCGCCGAGGCGATGACATGGCTCGGCACGCCCTATCGCCATCAGGGCTCGCGAAAAGGAGTGGGCTGCGACTGCCTCGGCCTGGTGCGCGGCGTGTGGCGCGCCGTCTATGGGGTCGAGCCGGAACGTCCGGGCCCCTATTCGCCGGACTGGGCCGAAGCAGGCGCGGGCGATGTGCTTCTCGACGCGGCGCACCGCCATTGCACGGAAAAGCTGCCGGGCCACGCGCTGCCGGGCGATCTCCTCGTCTTTCGCTGGCGGCCGCTTCATGCGGCCAAGCATCTCGGCATCCTGCTCGGCGGCGACAGGTTCATCCATGCCTATGAGGGCCACGCGGTGACGGTGTCGCCGCTGATCGCCCAATGGCGGCGCAAGATCGCCGGCGTCTTCGCCTTTCCGGGAGTGGAATGAATGTCGACAGTGGTCCTGCAATCGGCCGGCGCGTTCATCGGCAGCCTGTTCGGCCCGGTGGGCAGCGCCATCGGCTCGGCGCTGGGGGCGATGGCCGGCTACGCGATCGACAGCCGCCTGCTGGCCAGCACCCAGCGCATCGAGGGGCCGCGGCTCGCCGGCATGCGGCCGTTCTCGGCCGAGGAGGGAACGCCGCTCGCCCGCGTCTACGGCACGGTGCGCATCAGCGGCGACATCATCTGGGCGACGCGTTTCGAGGAGGCGCGCAGGAGCGAGCGCCAGGGCGGCAAGGGCGGCGGCCCGAAGGTTACGACCTATTCCTATTTCGCCAATGTGGCGCTGGCCCTGTGCGAAGGCGAGATCGGCTGCGTCAGGCGCATCTGGGCCGACGGGCGCGAGCTCGATCTCGACGACGTGACCCTGCGCGTCCATCGCGGCACCGAGGACCAGCCGGCCGACCCGCTGATCGAGGCGCGGCAGGGGGCGGGCAACGCGCCTGCCTATCGCGGCACCGCCTATGTGGTGTTCGAGCGCTTCCCGCTCGGGGATTACGGCAATCGCATCCCGCAATTCCAGTTCGAGGTGGTGCGGCCGGTCGGCCGGCTGAACCGGCAGATCCGCTCGGTCGCGCTGCTGCCGGGTTCGACCGAATACGGGCTGTCGCCGCGTGCGGTGACGCGGCAGATGCGCCCCGGCGTCACCGAGACGCTGAACCGCAACGTGCTGCACGGGCGCTCCGACCTCGTCGCCTCGCTCGACGAATTGCAGGCGCTGTGCCCGAATCTGGAGGAGGTGGCGGTGATCGTCTCCTGGTTCGGCGACGATCTGCGCGCCGGCCAGTGCCGGCTGCGGCCCGCGGTCGTCGACGCGAACCCCTCCGGCCTGTCGGAGCCCTGGCAGGTTTCGGGCCTGACGCGCCAGTCGGCTCCGGTGGCGTCGAAGATCGGGGGAGCCTCCACCAGCGGCGGCACGCCGACCGACCGCTCGGTGGTGGAGTGCATCGCCGAGATCAGGGCAAGGGGCCTGAAGGTTGCGCTCTATCCCTTCATCATGATGGACATCGTGCCCGGCAACGGCCTGCCCGATCCTTATGGCGGCGACGGCCAGCCGGCATTCCCCTGGCGCGGGCGCATCACCTCGACGCCCGCGCCGGGGCGGCCGGGCAGCGCCGACAAGACGCAGGCTGCGCGCGTACAAATCGCCGCCTTTTGCGGCGCGGCTTTGCCGGGGCAATTTCCGGTCGCGGGCGGGCAGGTCGGGTTCTCCGGCTCTCCGACCGACTGGGGCTATCGCCGCTTCATCCTTCATTATGCGCATCTGGCGGCGTTGGCCGGCGGAGTCGACGCCTTCCTGATCGGCTCGGAACTGCGCGGGCTGACGACGCTGCGCGACGGGGCGGGCGCGTTCCCCTTCGTTGAAGCGCTGGGCACGCTGGCCGGCGAGGTGAGGGCGATTCTCGGGGCGGGAACCGACATCACCTATGGCGCGGACTGGAGCGAATATTTCGGCTATCAGCCCGGCGACGGCTCCGGCGACGTGCTGTTCCATCTCGATCCGCTCTGGGCGCATCCGGCGATCAGCTCGGTCGGCATCGACAATTACATGCCGCTCTGCGACTGGCGCGACGGCGACTATGGCGGCGGCAATCCGGACGGGTTTCGCGGCCCGTGCGACCGCGACGCCTTGCGCGGCCAGATCGTCGCCGGCGAGGGCTTCGACTGGTACTATGCCGACGCCGCCGCGCGGTCATCGCGTCTGCGCACGCCGATCACCGATGGCGGTTACGCCAAGCCATGGGTGTTCCGCTATAAGGACCTGCGCGGCTGGTGGGAAAACCGGCATTTCGACCGCATCGGCGGGGTGGAAAAGCCGCAGCCGACGCCATGGCAGCCGCGCTCCAAGTCGATCCGCTTCACCGAGCTGGGCTGTCCGGCCGTGGACAAGGGCGCGAACCAGCCCAACGTGTTTCCCGACGCCAAATCGTCGGAGAACGCGACGCCGTATTTTTCGTCCGGCGGCCGGTCGGATGCGATGCAGGCGCGTTTCCTGGAAGCGCATTTCGACCATTGGGACCCGCAAAGCCCGCATTTCGACGCGGCCGCAAACCCGGTTTCGCCGGTCTATGGCGGGCGCATGGTCGATCCGGCCCATATCTGCGTCTGGGCATGGGACGCCAGACCGTTCCCGGCCTTTCCGGCGATGACCGGCACATGGCGCGACGGCGACAACTGGCACCGCGGCCACTGGCTGAACGGACGGCTTTCAAGCGTGACGACCGGGGGGCTGTTCGCGGGGATCCTCGCCGATCACGGGCTGGAGGGGATCGACGCGACGCAGGCGGGCGGCAGCATTGCGGGCTATGTCGTCGACCGGCCGCTGACGGCGCGCGCTGCACTCGAACCGCTGGTCGAGCTGTTCGGCGTCGCGGTCCGCGACGATGGCGGCGTGGTCACGCTGGACGACGAGCTGGCGCCCGGCATGCCGGCGCTTGCGCTCGACGCGCTCGCCATGGCGCAGAACGGGACGGTGATCGAGCGCGTTCGCGCGCCGGAGCGCGACGTGCCGCGCGAGACAGAATTGTCGTTCGCCGACCCGTTCCGCGACTATCAGGCCGCGCTGGTGCGCTTTGCCCAGCCCGGCGGCGCGGGCGGCGCCGTCGAGGCGGTTTCCTTTCCGGGCTTTCTCGAAGCGGGAGCGGCGGAGGCGCTGCTCGCCGACTGGGGCCACCGCCGCCGCGCCGCGCGCGAGACGGTGGGCTTTTCGCTGCCGGCTGCGCGGATCGACGTGACACCGGGGGCGCTGGTGTCGCTGCCGGGCGAGGACGGCGCGGGCTATCTCGTCACCGAAGTCGAGCTGGGGGCGATGCGCAGCGTAAGCGCGCGCCGTCTCGTGCGCGCCGTGCCCGCGCCCTGGCGCTCCGGCCGCATGGCCCCTGCCAGGTCGCAGGCCGGCGTGGTCGGCGCGCCGCATGCGCTGTTCATCGACCTGCCGATGCTGCCGGGCGCGGAGCAGCCCGCCGGGCAGTTCAGGGTCGCGGCTTTTGCCCGGCCGTGGCGCTCGCAGCTTGTCTATTCCTCGGCGCAGGAGGAGGGCTTCGTCCACACTGCGACCGTGACGCAGCCAGCGACGCTGGGCGAGGTGGTCGCGGCCGGGCCCGGCCGGTTCGAGGGGCGTTGGGACCGGATCGGCTCCATCGTCGTCGCG